CACTTCTTGCTCATACATACTAGGCTCAGATGCAACTAGAGAAACTAGCAGTATAGATGGTCAATATTTTGATCGAGGACCGGGGGCTGCAATAACGAGAACCGAAGTTAGTAGATCACTTGTAACAGCATCACTGTTTGCAGCCTCAACATCTAATCCAGGCCTTAATAATTTTCAGAGAGGCTTAAAGAGTAGAAGATTATTTTTTCCAACACCATACAGTGGTAGTGGTACAACGCTAGGAACAGACTACTGGCTCAATCAGTTCACAGGATACAAGGCTACCGACCTATTTACAGAGAATGGAGGTATATACTCTGTAGACTTTACACTAAAGAGGCACATTTCAAGCGATCGCTATCCAGACAACGGAAGCTTTATGACCGTGTTTATTCATGACACAGTCTCCACTGCACCAACACCACTTCTCCGCACTCCAGGATACTCGGGATGGTATCCACCTGCAAATAATATTGTAACAATCGGAAACGGTGGTGTCAACCCTGTAATGACTTTTGTAGACGGTGCAACTGGTTATCTACACGAAAAGTTTAGTATAATGCTCATCCAATATGGATATCCAGCCCAGTTGTGCTTTGAGGCGTCTGGATCATTAACATCTAATACTTATTTTGGAGCAATTATAGATGATATTTCTTTTTGTAAATTAGGAGTCACAACGGATCCAGCATTTATAAAACCAACAACGGCAGGTGGATTTTTTAATCCAACGGTCCGACCAAGCACAACATTAGAAGGAGGAGGTGTATCAGAATGATAAACAGTAGCACCATACGAAACTGTCAAGTATCCTTTCCTATTGTACAAGCTATGACAAATAGCAGTACACTGGGAAAGATGCTAATAAAGAACTTATACCAGCCGTGGAACGGTGAGAGTATTGAACAAATAAAACAAAAACACGAAAATAATCCGTATACTTTGCGCATAGGCTTACCATCAATTGATGCGCAAATGAAAAACGATGCAATGTACTTTATTCTCCACTACCTAGCATACAATCCAGTAACAAAGGATATTGAGAAAAGAGAAATTATTCCACTAAGAAATACCGAAAAAGTATATATTGGTCAGTCATTAGATGAAAAAGTATATAAAGACTATCGACTATTTGTAGATGGTAATGCTGTAGTGGATGATTTATACTTACGCAAGTCTCTAGGACAGCAGTCTGTGGGAAGGCTTTTAACAACAATAATGGATCGAGTTGAAAAACTACAACAAGAGGTGGTAGAATTGAAACGTCAACTTCAATCCAAGCATATTTATAGGTAATGGATACACTAGCAAACTACTTAGTTGAGCAAATACTCAAAGAAATAAACGAAGGCATCATAGTATTTCTTCCTGGAGGTTTCAAACCACCACATGCAGGCCATTTGGAATTAGCAAAGAAATACGCTGCACAACCAAATGTGTCCGAAGTACGAATACTAATTGGACCAAAGGAGCGAGATGGAATTACATTGCAACAGTCAATGGATATCTGGAAGTTGCTACTAAGAGGTGCTACCGGTATTAAGGTCGAACAGGCATCTAACGACAATCCAATGAGAGCAGCTTACGAGTTCATTGAACAAGCAGCTCCAGGAACTTACGCTTTAGGTTCTAGCTCAAAAGGAAAAGACTACGATCGAGTTAAGATGTTCGTAGCAGGACATGCCGACGCAACTGGAACAACACCAGCAGGAAAGTATAACAGACCAAACGTAAGTGTTGTGGAGCTACCAATTGATACAGCACCAATGATATACTCAGGCCGAGATGATGAAAAGAATGGTCAAGGGATTAGTGCAAGCGTATTAAGAGCGGATATTGCAGCAGGCAATTACAATAACTTCAAAACAAACTATCCAGGCTTATCAGACTCAGCAACAAAGGCGATCTATAGTATCGTATCTTCCAAGCAAGCGCTGAGTGAGGCTGCAGTTGGTGTGTATCTTCAAAAGATTAAAGCCAAGTTCAAGGAACTAATAACAGCAATTAAGGATGAGAGTATTGATACCAAAAAAGCATTTTCATTACTAATACAAGCAGCTGCAGGAACCAAAAAACTAACAAAACAGGAAAAGGAGCAGATTGGTAATCAAATGAAAGAAGCATTAAAAGCTGCAGGACTAGTAGCTGCTTCTGTATTGCCAGGAGGTACAATATATTTCATACTCATAAGGTTGCTTAGGTTGGACGATACACTACTTCCAAAAAGATTCCTAAGCAAAAATGCAGCATCAGCTGGACAGTTAGCCATGATGGAACGATACATCTACGAGTGGAAACCGGTTAAGGGTAAGTTGCGTTTAACTGAGGGAGGAGCTGCAGGACACATGAGTCATCCATTTGATGATTTAGATTTATCTTTTCAAGATGCAAAGAACATGATTGATGCCGCTCTTAGTGGTAAGGTTGAATTTGCACAAGAAAAGTTGGATGGTCAAAATCTAATGGTAACATACAAAGATGGTAAAGTCCGAGCTGCAAGAAATAAAGGTCAATTAAAGAACTACGCTGAAAACTCAATAACAGCTGATCAACTTGATCAGATGATGGCAGGCAAAGGAGCAGTTCAAACTGCCTTTGTAGAAGCTATGCGAGATATGGAGTCAGCTGTAAACAAACTAGATCCAAAACAAAAAGAAGAGTTTTTCCAAAATGGCAAAAGATTTATAAACTTTGAAGTCTTATTCCCAGGAACAACAAACGTAGTACCTTATGGAGCAACTCAACTAAGACTTCACGGTTTTAAGGAGTACGATGAGGATGGTAATGTAACTAGTGAAGACTCAGAAGGAGCAATACAACTGCAAGCTGCGATTAGTAAGATTCAAGCTCAAGATCAAAAGACTTATCAGATTCGAATTACGGATCCAATTACACTCAACAAAACTGCTGACTACGAAAAGCAGAAAGATGAGTTATTAAAGTCTTTAGATAATATTCGCAGAACATACAACCTTAAAGACCAAGACAAGATGTCCCTATACTTCCAGGCATGGTGGAAAAACTATATCGAGCAGCGTGCAAAAGAGCTTGGATACCAAGTACCCGATAACACTATGCAGTTGCTAATTAACCGCTGGGGATTTGGTGATAAGAGTACAAACATCAAAGCTGTACGTCAGGGTGTCGATAATCAAGACTTCCTAAAATGGATCGATCAGTTTGACAAGAGTGGTGTAGCAGCTCAACAGAAAGAGGCAAAGCGACCATTAGAAAACCTCTTCCTAAAACTAGGAGTTTTTGTACTACAAAACATTCAACAGTTAGTTGCAATCAATCCAAACGACAGCGTCCAAAAGATGAGAGACGAGTTGGCTGCATCCATAAAAGGAATACGAGCAGCAGCACAATCTCCGGAGATGCAAGACGATGATCGATCTCTTCAGTTTTTGAAACGAGAACTACAACGACTTCAAGATTTGGGAGGATTTAAGGCAATTGTACCAACAGAGGGAATAGTTTTTAAGTACCAAGGAAAGGTGTACAAATTGACAGGAGCATTTGCTCCAGTAAACCAAATAATCGGATATCTAAAATTCGGACGATGAAAGATTTATATAGACAATTACAAGAGGCAGCAGTAAAGCAAAACCTCCTAGAAAAGAAGGAGGCAATAGCATCATCTCCAAACACAAACATGACATTACACTACGACTCAGACTTTAATGAGGTAGGAGAGAGTGGTACAGCTGAGGCAACATTTACAATAAGTGTTTCATCAACTGGTGGTAAAGACTTCTTCCGTGGAGTGGCAGACAGGAATGAAGGAGAAAAGCTTACAGAAGCTGCCAAATTAGAGTTACGAAGAGCTATGCGTAAGTTTGACAAATACGTACAGCTTGTTTTAGAAAAATATAAGTTTCAAGCACGATGAGTAAATTATTTGTTTCGATTGGCGACAACCAAAAGTACCACAAAGAGGGTGATGTTTGGAGTGAAGGAGGTAAAACGTGGACTATTAAGAATGGTCTAAAGCGTACAGTTACAAAAATGGATGAAGCTAGAAAGGCTATGTTTACGCCACTAGCATGTCCAAAATGTGGAGGTAGCATGAAGCATCACCTAGATGTTAAAATGTGGACAATTCACCAGTCCTGCTTTCAGTGCGTCATTGATATGGAGCATGAGATTATTAAAGCTGGAAAATGGAAAGAATACGAAAAAGAAAAAGTACTAGCAAACGCAAATGCCTACTGTGAAGATATGGAAGTAGCGTTAAATGAGTATATAAAAGAATCTGTTAAGGAGTCTCACGTTACTGAGGATGGAATGATCGAGAAATGGAGAGGTGCAGATGATACCTATCTAAAGACTATTGTCGATGGTGAGGTGGATGAGCTTAAACGCAGAATAGACAAGTATAAAAATGAATGAGGAATCAAAAGGACTTTGGGCTAACATTCGAGCAAAAAGAGCACGAGGAGAAGCACCTGCACGCAAAGGATCTGAAGCGTATAAAAAGGCAGTAGCAGCTGCTGATAAGATTAACGCAGAAGAGGGTGTGTATGAGGTGACAGTATGCGAAGCGTGTGCGCTTGCTCTTATGGAAGACATTAAGGCTGGAAAGATTGAACTCAACGAAGGAGAGTACCAAGGACGCACCGTTAAGCTTGGAAAGCCTATGCAAGGTGATGTCAAGAAGTTTAAGGTGTATGTGAAGAATCCAAAAGGAAACGTAGTTAAGGTTAACTTTGGAGATCCAAACATGAGAATAAAGAAAAGTGATCCAGCCCGAAGACGATCGTTTAGAGCTCGACACAATTGCGATAACCCTGGTCCAAGAACAAAAGCAAGATATTGGTCTTGCAGAAAGTGGTAAGAATGAAACTGAAAAAACTCTTAGAGAAAGTAGATCCGAATAAGATCGATCAAGACATCTACTCAACAAGGTTGAGCAAGGTTAATACAAAACTTGCTTCAACAGTTGCGGACAACCCAAGTCCAGGCGATGAGGATCAAGGTGAAACCAAGAAGAGTGGTCTACCAGCCAACCAACTTAAAATCAGCCAAACCACAATGGACTTGGATAAGTTTATTGGTATGTCTATTGGTATGATGGCAAGAAGCAAATACTTTCCCAATGGTCCAGGTGGTGATTTAGCAGCAATTGTATCTAATGATAACCACATCATGGATGGCCATCATCGATGGGCAGCAACAATTCTATCCGATCCAACAGCAAAGGTGTTTGGCTTATTTGTAAGCTTGCCTGGAGATAAGTTGGTAGGCGTACTTAACGTATGGACTGCTGCTCACAAGCAAAAGGGTAAACCATCAACACACAAGATGGCACAGCTAACACCGGATGTGGTTAAAAAACGCTACATAGAATTGGCTAATCAAGGAGGAGGACCTTTACCAGATGCGGCTACAATATTACAAGGATTGCAACAACACGGATACGAAAGTGTAGAGCAAGCTGCAGAGACAGCAGCAAATAACTGGGCATCAGCTGCAGACCTTAGAGCAATAGAGCCTTGGATGCCAGAAAAGATTGACATGCCAGCAATTGAAGCAAAGCAATTAGCTCAGGTTGCGAGCGATATCCAACAAGGAAAGATGGACCTTAATCCACCATACAGTGAGCCAACAAAGAAAGTTGCTCAAGCAGTAGGTGTAAACTTAAACGAGCAGAGTGTGTTTGCTCACTTGAATGAAGCAGTTAAGCGATTTAACATATTTAAGTGATGCCATACACTCACAAAAAAGTTGGAGATCAATACTGTGTATATAAAAAAGACACAGGAAAAAAGGTAGGTTGTACAGATGGAACAAAAGAAGCACTAAACAAATACATAGCCGCACTACATATGAACGCAAAAAAAAGAGTAAACGAATTAGCATTGGATTCTGTTGGAATAAAAGAGATTCTAAAAGCAATATTTAACAGACCAGATGTAATATCCAAACTAGGCTTTAGAAGCTTTAAGGATATTATTCAACACCTCAGAGATGGTGATCAAGACGAGCAGCACGATCTTGAGAAGGAGTTAAAAGATTTAGGTGTTAATGTGGTATACGAAGCTAAGCGATACGACCTAAAGAAGGTTATTCGTGAAGAAGTGCGTCGTGCATTAAAGATTAAAAGATGAAGCTAAAGAGAGCTCTTAACGAGGTCCTACTACAGCGTTTTTGTGAGGATCTAGAGGCAACACAAACTGGTACTGTTACTGGTAGGCTTGCTTCCTTGTTGACTGAAGCTCAAGATCTTATCTTCAAACCTTTTGACATCAACCCAAAACAACAAAAATATTTTATAGCGGGATCTGCTAGACTATATTTGTATCCAGAATTACAAGAACTTCTCAAACTTAAACCAGTTGGGGATTTGGATTTTGTAATTCCAGGCAAAGATGAGTGGGTAAAGTTAAATGCGTTTTTAGCAAAAAATCCAAATCCAAACATCAAACCACAAGATGTTCAAGCTGGACGATACATTCCACATGAGTATATTGAAGCATTTGATGAGTGGTTACCAAAGTATGACGAGGAGGCTGTTAAGGATTTTTCTGTTAGATCGACAGTGGACATTCTAAGAAACTCCAAGCAAGTTGGTGGTTACTTTTTTATGAGCTTGTTCGATATAATGGACTACAAACTCAACTTGAATAGAGACAAAGAAAAGCAAATGACTGAGCTACTGTTAAGATATCAAAAAGCTAGTAGCGCAGCCGAAAAACAAAAAATAAAAGAGTTCGTCCTTCAACTGTTTGCTGGAGATGAGGAAGATGCAAATGACTTTCTTGCTCCTGCATTGACTAGAATGGCAAAACTCAACTAGTATCAATCAATAAACAGACTATGGATAGTGAGAGTTGTAAGCAAGATACCGAAGGTGAACATTCCGACCCTGAGCCTGATGCTGGCCATGTTTTTCAATCCACTTGGCTTCGACGCATTGTTCAAGCTGGTGATGGACTGGACGGGTTCCTACTGGATTACGGATATAATTTTCTATTGCGTTTCAGCTTTATTCTTTATCTTATACTATTTATTAAAGAAACGCTCTAATAAACATGAAGCTAGTAAACCTAATACCCTTACGTGAGATAGAAGACACGTCAACTCCCGAGTTGATTGCAACTCCCTACTTTCGAGAATTTCAAACTACTCACGGATATAAACCACTATTCAAGTATGTAGGCACAAAAGCTGATCAGCATATATTTGTAGCTGATGTTACTGATTTTGGAATGCTTGACATGATTGTTAAGGATGCTCAGATCATGGCAAAGATTACTGAAAAAGAAGGTGTATTTGGAATGGTCTATACTTTAACTGGTTTAGAGAAGTTCGATGCAACCATCTGCAAAATGAAACAGAAGGATGGCCAAATCGAGCATGTGATGTTTGACAACAAAGACAAAAAAGAGTTTGATGCTCAGACAAACAAATTTTTAGCAATCATAGACCAAGTTAAATAATGAAAGAGTTAGAAAAACTAATATCATACCTATTACACTCTCGTACACAGGTTCACGTGTATCATCTTCAAACAAAATCATTTGCAGAGCATATGGCTTTTAGTGGTTACTACGATGGCGTTGTAGCTCTTATCGATGGATTGGTAGAGTCGTACCAAGGAAAGTATGATGTGATAGCTAAGTATGATAGCTTTGAGTTAGACTCATATAAGAGTGGAGATACGGCAGTAAGTTACTTCAAGGCGTTATCGAAGAAGATTGAAGACGTGCATGGTAAGGTGCAAGATACATACATCCAAAACCAACTTGACACAGTTAACGAGCTAATCAACTCAACAATATACAAACTAAGATTTTTGAAGTAATGAAGAGATCGCCAAAAAGCACTTCAAGAGAGCGACTAATTAGAGAAGCCGTACGCTTATTAGTTAGAAAAGTTCTTAGAGAGGAGGAAGAAAAAGTAGCAGATGCAGAAGCTGAGGATACAGCAGACACAGCAGATACAGCAGCTCCTACAACTCCCACTACACCACCAACAGCACCAACTGCAGAGCCGGAAGAAAAGCCAACTCCTGAGCCTGCTAAGCCAGAACCTAAGCCTGAGCCAAAACCAGAACCTGAACCTGCTCCGGAGGAGGAAGCTGAACTTAATGCAGACTTTCAAGCAGCAACTGACATGATGATCAGAAAACTGTCACAGTCTACTGGAACACCAGGAGCTGACGAGTTGACAGATATGGTATCTCAAATCTTGGACCGATTTACAACTACAAGCGAAGAGCGTCTTAACATATTAAAGGGTATTAGAAACAACATCGTTCACTAATGAAAACATCACTCATTATAAGAAGGCTTAGAGAGGATTCTGAATACCAAGAGTTCTTTAAGAAAGCATTAAAGAAATTCGATATTTCATCACCTTCTGATCTCCAAGATTCAGAAAGAAAAAAGCACTTCTTTAATTATGTGGATAAAAACTACTCAGCTAAGACAGAGGGTAAAACGAACGAAGCATACTTTCCGGCTCACGGAGAAGACTCAGCTGAGCTAAAAAGATCAAAGACGGAATTAGCAAACTGGTTCAAAAATAGCATTGAAACGGGTATGAAAGGTCAGCCGCTAAAACGTGCAGCGTTTGATATCCTAAACGATCTTATCGACGAGTATGCATACCAGTACGCTCAAGATTGGGCAAGCGGTAATATGAAATAGCACATGAAAACGACAGTTACAAAAACAAACCTAATATTAGCTGCAGTAATTTTGTTACTGCTTGGTTACATAGCTATCACTAGAAAGCCAAATGGCACAGTAAGTGATCTAAAATACAAAACCGAAATTGATAGCTTGAACCAAGCAATATCAGGATACCAGCAGCACCAAGTTGTTTTGAATAAGAAAATCTCAGACAAAGAGCTAGTTATTAGAGAACTAGATCATGAGATTGACTCAACTAAACAAGCAATTATTCAAGAAAGAAAATACTATGGTGAAAAAATTAAAAATGCTGGCCGTTACACTCCTACTGAGCTTAACAGCTTTTTCTCAGAACGCTACAACTAAAGAGCAGTTAGTCTGCATTCCGCAATCAACAGCACAAAAGATAGCAGTCGATCTAATTAGATTAGACTCAATAGCTGTTGAACTAAAAGGAACACAAACCCTACTACAAAAAACAGAACAAAAAGTATTGGAGCAAGATAGCTTGATCCGTTTTTACAAAGAGAAAGTTTTAACCTACGAGCAAGAAATTGCATCACAAAACGAAAGATTTAACAAATGCTCTAGTAGGGTAACTAAACTAGAAGGCGATGTGGCTGACTTAACTAAAAAGAATGGAAACCTCAAAAAATGGTTAACTGGAGTTGGTGGTGGCTTTGTTGCCAGCGTAGGAATACTAGTAGCTATGTTTACGATAAAGTAATATGTCTGAGCAAAAGTCCCTCAAAGAGATAATCAAGGAGGAGTATATAAAGTGTGCTCGTTCGGCATCGTACTTCATGAAAAAGTACTGTGTCATTCAGCACCCTACCAAAGGCAAGATTCCTTTTCACCTATACCCATACCAGGAAGATGCACTCCAGGACTTTCAAGAAAACGATAGAACAATCATTCTAAAGTCAAGGCAGTTGGGTATATCAACCTTGATTGCAGGATATGCGTTATGGATGATCCTATTCCAAAATGATAAAAACGTACTTGTTGTAGCGATTGATCAAAACACATCCAAGAACCTTGTAACAAAGGTACGAGTGATGTTCGACAACTTACCAAGTTGGATGAAGCTGAAAGCAGTAGAGAGTAACAAGCTCTCAATGAGACTTTCAAATGGATCCCAAATCAAAGCCGTATCAAGCACTGGAACATCAGGACGTTCAGAAGCACTATCTTTAGTGATCATTGATGAGGCTGCTTTCGTTGACGGAGCAGAGGAACTATGGGCATCACTACAGCAAACACTATCAACGGGTGGGGAAGGTATCTTACTTTCAACTCCAAATGGTACTGGTAACTTTTTCCACAAGATGTGGGCAAAAGCAGAAGCTGGAGAAAACACATTTAAGACATTAAGACTACCATGGACAGTCCATCCGGAAAGAGATCAAGCTTGGCGAGATAGGCAGGAGGCAGAGTTAGGAGCTCGATTGGCAGCTCAGGAGTGTGACTGCGATTTTAGTACATCCGGTAACACGGTTGTATCTCCAGAACTAATAACCTACTACCTGCAGACATACGCTCAAGAGCCAGTTGAAAAACGAGGGTTTGATGGCAACCTTTGGATATGGGAGCCACCAAACTACGGAAGATCGTACATTGTAACTGCCGACGTTGCTCGAGGTGACGGTAGCGATTATTCTGCATTTCACGTAATAGACGTTGAAAGTGCTGCACAAGTTGCTGAGTACAAAGGCCAGCTTACTACTAAGGATTTTGGAAACATGCTAGTAGCAATTGGTACAGAATACAACGATGCATTGCTTGTTCCAGAGAATGCAAACATAGGATGGGCAACAATTCAGCAAGTACTCGATCGAGGCTATAAAAACCTATACTACACACCAAAGGATAGTGGTTTAGATTCTGACAAATTCTTAACAAAGGGATACGACCTAGTTGACAAGAGCAACATGGTTGCAGGGTTTACTATGTCACACAAAGTACGACCACTGATCATTAGTAAGATGGAGTTGTATGTTCGTGAAAAAAGCTGTATAATAAGAAGCAGGCGACTGCTTGATGAGCTTCTAGTGTTTATATACAGAGGAGGAAGACCAGAAGCAGCGCAGGGATACAATGATGACCTAGTAATGAGTTTTTGTCAAGGATTGTGGGTTCGAGATACGGCACTGAGATTGAGACAGGCAGGAATAGAAATAAACCGAGCAGCTGTTAACAACGTAAAATCTACAGTATCCATATACAAGCCATCCAACCAGAATCGATCTTGGAAGATGAGATCACCGGATGGACGAGATGAAGACATTAACTGGTTGCTGTGACTATTTATACTAAAATAGACGTTAATGGCTGAAAACAAACAACCATCAATATTTGCTACTCTTAGAAAACTTTTTAGCACGGATGTAGTTATCCGTAATGTTGGTGGTAACCAATTAAAGGTAGTAGATACCAACAAAATACAGTCTGACGGAAACATAAAAACCAACAGACGAGTAGACAGATACTCAAGACTACACTCGACAATGCCGGGTGGTATGTCAATGCATGCTGGCCAATTGCAGTTGTATACTCGATTGGAGTTGTTCCGTGATTACGAAGCAATGGATACGGACAGTATCATTTCATCAGCACTAGACATCTACGCAGATGAGTGTACAGCAAAGAATGAATTTGGAGATGTACTCTCTATTCAATCACCAAATGAAAAGGTACAAAAAGTACTTCACAACTTATTTTATGATATCCTTAACATAGAGTTCAATCTATGGCCTTGGGTTAGAAATACAGTCAAGTATGGGGATTTCTTCTTAAAGCTAGATATTGCAGAAAACTATGGTATCATAAATGTAGAGCCAATCTCAGCATATGAGATGATTCGTGAAGAAGGAATGGATCCAGAAAATCCAAACAAGATTACCTTCAAGCGAGACTTTACAGCACTATCCTCAGCATACTCTGTATCTTCTACAAAGAATAGTGAGGAGTTTGATAACTACGAAGTTGCACACTTTAGATTACTAACTGACACTAACTTCCTACCTTACGGTCGTGCTATTATAGAACCGGCAAGAAAGGTGTGGAAGCAGATCACACTAATGGAAGATGCGATGTTAATTCATCGTATCATGCGTGCTCCAGATAAGCGTATATTCAAAATCGATATTGGTAATATTCCACCAAACGAAGTAGATGCGTTCATGGAGGGTATGGTAAACAAAATGAAAAAAGTACCATACATTGATCCAGAAACCGGAGAGTATAACTTAAAGTACAACATGCAGAACCTACTTGAAGACTTCTACCTACCGGTACGTGGTGCTGAGAGTGGAACAAACATAGAAGCATTAGCAGGGGTTCAGTATGATTCAATTCAGGATATTGATTACCTAAAGAACAGACTTTTAGGATCTCTTAAAATTCCAAAAGCGTACTTAGGATACGAAGAAGATACAACTGGAAAAGCTACTCTAGCTTCTCAGGACTTCCGATTTGCTAGAACCATAGAGCGAGTTCAAAAGATCATAGCATCCGAACTTACAAAGGTTGCGATTGTGCATTTATATGCTCAAGGGTTTACTGATGATGAATTGGTAGACTTTACGATAACACTAACAGCACCATCATCTGTATATGAGCGAGAGAAGGTTGAATTGTGGACTAGCAAAGTAACACTTGCAGGGGACATGATAGATAAAAAGCTATTCAGCCGCTACTGGGTTTATGAGAATTTATTCAATCTTAGCGAGGCTGAGTTCTTACAAGAGCAGGATCGAATCATCGAAGATACCAAAGCAATGTTTAGAATCGAGCAAATCAAGACTGAAGGAAACGACCCAGTTAAGACTGGTCAATCATTCGGAACACCACACGATCTTGCGACACTATACAAAGGTAATAGTGGAGTACCTAAGGGATATGATGAGAGAGAGGCACCACCTCCAGGAGGATGGCCAGGTGCAGGACGACCAGAAGAACCAGGAACATATGCAACACACGCACATCCACTAGGCTGGGATCCACTTGGCAACAAGGTTGCTGGCAATGTTTCTGAACAAAAACAAGACAGATCATCAAAGAGACAATCAATAGAAGCCTACAGATCATTACTAAACTCAATCCCAAGCAAGAAGAGAGCGTTAACTGAGACATTTGGTGAAGAAAACCTATCCGACGATTCAAATTTATTGGATGAAGGTAACATCTTGCAGGAAGAATAAAACTTAGGAGCATATTTATATTTAGATGAAAAAGTCAACACACTCTAAGATCAAGAACACTGCAATTCTGTTTGAATTGCTTACTAGGCAGGTTGCAGCTGACACGATCAAAGGAATCGACAAGTCACCGGCTCTAAAGCTTATACGTGAGTTTTTCAAATCAAACTCAATCATAGCTAAGGAGTTGGTATTATACCAAACGCTACTAAATGAGAAATTCTCAAGTAACGAAAAGGCAGCATACCTGGTAAATACGGTTGTGAAGTTGCGTAACAAAATGAATGCAAAGCAGCTGGCGGAGCAAAAATATGCATTGATACGTGAGATAAAGAATCACTACGACCTTGCTGATTTCTTTAAGACGAACTTATCAGAATATAAGCTATATGCGTCAATTTATAGAATCTTTGAAGGACTAACTGTATCCAAGGCTGCTGATGTTGTCAGAAGTCGATACACAATAATCGAGCACCTAACTAAGAAAAAGGGTGGTCAATTAAATGAAGCAGCCAATCCAGTTGGAGATTATCTAAAGCAAGATGAAGAAGTTAGACTGTTAGCTTACAAGTTAATGATTGATAAGTTTAACGAGAAGTATGCTAATCTATCCGCTAAGCAAAGATCAATACTTAAAGAGTATATCAACAACGTATCTAATACCACCTCCCTAAAGGAGTTTGCCGTAAAAGAGTCTACTACACTACATAAAGCCCTAAAGGCTTATGTTCCACGTGTTAAGGATAAGGTAACCAAAATTAAACTTAATGAAGTTACCAACATGCTTTCTGGGTTTCCAAAACTACGTACCATTAAGGAAGATCACATTCTCTCTTTGCTATTGTATCACGAACTACTAAAAGAGTTGAAAAATGTCAATTAAGAAGAAACTAACAAGAGAAGAGATTCTGGAGATTCGTAAGTATATTAAAAAGCTACGAAAGGAGGGAAGCACTACAGCAGGCGCTCCCGGTTTCTTGACTGCAGCTGCTTGGACTGGTGAAGAGGGTGGAGATGGTACAAAGGCGATAGATGTGGAAGATCCACAATACGCTTTTTCACAAAAAGCTCCAGAAAAGAAATCTCAAAACTTTGTTAAACTACACGAAGCAAATTACAGAAGCTTCCGTGAAGACAATAGCATGAGTGAGGTTCAAAAAGTAAACCGAAAGATTCTTGAAGTTAACAAGATGCTAAGAGAGATATCTCAAGCATTGGATCACAGTATCAAACTCAAACAAGAGTCTGCACTTGATAACTCTCGCTACTGGAAAAAAACAAACGAGGCTATTCTAAAAATGAAAGCTCGTATTGCTGAGGTAAATAGAAAGGTCAGCGGTTTAGCTAACTTAAAAGAACTAGCAGCAAACTCAGTTAAGGATAAACTGGTTAAGATGTTTAACAGCGCAGGTGTAATGATAACTGCACAAGACATCGACTACAATCAGGTTAGTCCAGACGTGTATGAATTTGACGTAATGATTGAAGGAGAACCTTATGCAATCGATTATAACAAAGGACAGTTGGTTTATCAGGATTACGATGAAGACGTTGATCTAGGAAACATTAGCCAAGAGCAACAAGTTGTCGCTAAATTAGCACAAACATTCAAACCATGAAACAAGTACTTGTAGACTACATAGGATCTATCACAGTAACTCCAGAACAGATAAGCGAATCAATGCGCTTAAATGAGGGAAAGGTTATTGTATCTGGAATCATGCAAAGAGGTAGCTCTAACAATGAGCAGAACTTCAACCAAAACGGAAGAAGCTATCCACTCCCTATATTAAAGCGTGAGTGTGACAAATATAAAAAAGTCTTTATTGCAGAGCGTAGAGCTTTAGGTGAATTAGATCACCCAGAATCATCTGTAGTAAACTTAGCAAACGTATCCCACAACGTATTAGATCTTTGGTGGAATGGACCAAATCTAATGGGTAAGATTGAAATTCTACCAACACCATCAGGCAACATCGCTAAGGAGTTGTTAAGAGCTGGAATCCGATTAGGTATTAGCTCTCGTGGTATGGGTTCAGTAAGAAACCTAGGTGAAGGTAAAGTAGAGGTGCAAGATGATTTCGAAATTGTATGTTGGGACTTAGT